AGCAGATTAATGCACTGTTGAGTGAACTCGAGAACTTACTTAAATAATTTAACCAACTCAATCACTAAAAAGGAGCACAAGATGAGACATCCAAAGTTGATTCAGATAGACGAACTTAATAAAAGAATCAAAGAACTCAAACGTGAAGTTGATGAAGAAGAATCTCCTCATCGTAAGGAACTTATTCCACAGTACAACTACGAAATTCATGCTGGAATACAGAAAGAAACTGGCTGGCACTCCAAGATTGAAGCTGGCCAAGAGTACATAGTGATTAGACGTAATGTAACTAACATGGTTATCTTTGACGATCATCTGCATTACTACGGCTCTATCATGAACAAGCCTGAAGCATCAGTCCTCTCCGTCAAGTATTATAGAAAGCACGGCCTCCTTATGCACGACGGAGGTGGTCATTGCGTTCTTAATGATGAAGAACTTTGCTCTGACCAGGATTGGGAAGATCTTAAAAATGGCATACTGGACAAGTTTGTCAAAGTCCGAAAGGAGATGGCCCTACTTTAAGCTCCACTACATAGGGCATATGGTGTGTCTGGCCCATACTGCTGCGTAACATCACACTTCACCGTGTGACTAATAACAGTCTCAGAAGGCGTAAATACGCTAGATACTGTTAGAGCACTTGAGCTTAATACACGCTGTCCACAATTGTGGCTTGGTTGTTGCAAGTTTCGAGTGCTTCATAGAGTACCTGGCAATAACAACTAACAAGGAGGAAGTGATGGATAAACCTCAATTATTTATAAAGTGTAAATGTGGAGAGTTTCTAAATCAGATATGTAGAGATTGTGGTAGAGGTTTTATAGAAATAACTGTAGATCCTTGTTTTTGGTGCTTAAAGGTAGCTAAAGAAGAACAAGAAAAGGAGGAATAGTGAAATGGAACCTACTTACAAATCACCAGCTATCGAAGCATTGCTAACGTCTATCTCAGGCATCTCACGTGAAGATGCTATGAGACATGGTATCTGCACTTGGTGCAAGCATTCTATTTCACAGTTCAAAGATGAAGCATCAAGACAAGAATACCGTACCTCAGGTCTATGTCAGAACTGTCAAGACCAAACCTTTGGCTTTCCGGAGGACTAATGGACTTAACTTTCTTCTCATTTATTTTATCTATCATCGGAGCTATTATCTATGCCATAGCTATTCTTATTGAAGGAGATGAAGAATGACACCAATACCTAAAATTATCAGTTCTATTACTTATATTATATCTTTCATCTGGGCTATTATCATCTACATCATGAAAGAAGGGGAATATGACGCCTAATGGACATAACTCCATTCTCATTCATCTTAGCTATCATCGGCTTAATTGCTTACGCTATAGCTATTCTTGTGGAAGGAGGCGAAGATGATTAACAAGACTATCTGGGCCTGTTCTTTAATAGCCAGTCTATTCGGCTGGTTCCTTATCCTCTACACTATCACTCAACTTTACTTCTGGCTCAACCCATCTCCAGAACCATTCTGGTTCTTCACTATCTTTAATTAGGAGGTATAAACAATGGCTATGACGAATAAAGAATTCTCGCGCACTCCGGACTTTGTCAAACTCTGTGAACTTTCAGAGGTCAAACCAACTAAGCGCCAGGCCTCCAAGTTTCGCATGGGCAAGGGTGATCTGTTCAAAGGTAAAAGGAATAAGGTGACCAAATGACTGACAAACTCGACTTCTTGGAAGATGACGAACTCGAACTTCTCTCCGAGATGGAAGGCAAGAACCGTCACGTCTCTCGTGCTATCGCCAAGAAGCACGGTTACACTTGGAAGCAGGTACAGGCCCTGAGGAAGCGGTACCTTAATAGTATTGGTAAGGGTGAGTAAATGTACCATGAAATACGTTGACAATCTAGCCATCTTCATGTACAATGGGATTTTCAAGTCAGGGAATGGCCTTGACACTAACCACCAACTCAATTAGGAGGAAGTATGAAAAAGATTTCTGTAAGCGCACTGGTTCCGGAGAAGAAAGATGCACAAGGTGTAGTTGTCACCAAACAGCTCGGGCCTGTCGCTGTGGAGGTCAACTACGGTGAGAACGCTGTCGAGTCCATCAAACTGTTCGGTGATGAAGCGCTCAACTCCAATGCTTTTGCCAATTGGAGGGTGACTCTCCAAGCTAACATTCGTGGTGGCTTGAAGCGTGGAGTTGCTCCTGTCGAGATCATCAAGAATCTTGCCAATGCGAAGATGGGTGTTGCTGTCACCGGCACGAAGATGGATGCTGAAGCTGCGTTCAAGGCGAAGTTCCTGGCCAGCAATCCTGAGGACCGCAAAAAGATGATCCAACAGTTGCGGGACCTGGCTGCAGCGTAACTGTCGGCAGCAGTTAGTGCTTTGAGCTGGTCTCGGGCTCCTAGTGTTGGTTAGTGTGTGGCTGATGCTAGGAGCCTTTTTAACCATCTAAAAGGTACAAATTTGTATTATAAATAGTCAGTTAAAAAATTTAACCATCTCACGAACTAATAAGGAGAAAAAGCAATGAAAAGTTACGATGTATCCTACTTTTGTGAAAAAGATAATGGGCCAGTATCTCACATTCATGTAGATCAAAATAAGTTCGAAGGTAGCAAGTGGCCTTATACATTAGTATTAAATTCAAGTGAATCCTCAATACACTCTCCAAGAGTTATCATCTATATCGACTCCCTCGAAGACCTTCTGAAGTTCAGAAACTCCGTCGTATTTGAAGTTGATTCTATCGAACTAGCCATTAAGGAGGCTTCCAATGTCTGAATGGCAGCGCTGGAAGAACATCATGAAGTGTTATCCATTCGAGGAGAAGCGTTTAGCTAAATGGCGTCCTCCTTACATAGTTCAACCTAAGTACGACGGCTGGAGGTGTCGCGCATATCCTTCCTCACTTAATCCTGGCGACTATATGTTGCTGTCAAGTGAGGAAAATGTTATCTTCAGTGTACCTCATATTCTTGCTGAGTTAAAACGTCTTCGTCTTAATGCTGAACTAGATGGTGAACTCTACTGTCATGGTATGAGTCTTGAAGAAATAAACTCTATTGTCTCTCGCACAGTTAACATTCATCCTAATTCTGGGAAGATGGAATTTCATGTCTTCGATATAGTCAATCGTCTATCTCAGATGCAACGAGTTATCTTAATCGAGAACCTTCGTAACCTTAGTTCATACATCAAAGTTGCACCTTTCTGGGTATGTGACACGCTAGATGAAGTAACTAATGCCTACGACTCTATCATTAAGGAAGGCTATGAAGGTATCATAGTTCGTAACTGTGAAGGACCTTACGAGATTAAACGATCTACATGGCTTATGAAATTCAAACCTAAACAAAAAGACCAATATACTATCGTTGGATACCAGGAAGAAGTTACCAAGAACGGAGTACCTAAGAAACGTTTAGGTTCCCTCGAGCTGTCATCGCAAGAAGGTGAACGCTTCTCTGTCAGCGCTGGTCTCAACTCAACTGAACGTGAACATCTATGGTCTATTCGTGAAACTTTAATTGGTCTAGAGGCTATAGTCTCCTATCAACATCTTACAGATAGGAAAGTTCCTAAAGGATCCTTTGACATTGAGGTGCTATATGGTAATCACAGCTGAAAAACAAGTCTTCGAATTCTACGTAGCAGGTGTCCAGCATCATTCTATCAAAGATGTACTAGATGAACTCTCCGATGGTATCGAGCTTCAGATGATCCCTGAGCCTACCAACCAGTATGACGCCACAGCTGTACAGATCATCTTTGACTCAATAGAACAGAATGGTCAAGTAATGCTCGGCTACGTTCCTGGTAAACTTAGTGCTAAAGTAACTAACTTTATCAAACACGCTATTATTCCAATCTGTGAAATCACCATGCTTACTCCAGAAGCTAAACCTTGGCAACAGCTCAAGGTTAAAATCTCTGACGAAGGAGAAATCTAATGTCTCGTCACTACTACTGTTCAACCTGTGGACTTGAACTCATCCTCAAGCGTAAAGCGCTTAGGAACAAACAAGTTGTCATTGACATCTTAGACCCTCACACTTGTGACGAGGATCACAAAAACATAGCTAACATCACAGATGATGAGAAACCTTCTACACCATTTGAGAGACAAGTAAAACAAGAGTCCAATCTTCGTCTTTCATCTGTAAGAAACATAGATGACAATATCTTCCAAGACCAGCGTGATAAGAAGTTCATGCGTGAAGATTTAAAACCAGTCACCTCAACCGCACCTTTCAACGTCATCTCACAGGTTAAAGGTGGTATAGCCACCAGGCCAGAAAGACCTATCAGTGAAATCGAAGACGAGGAGGCCTAACCATGACTGTGTTCATAGTCAACAAGTCCGCTCATGACTTTACGGAAGCTGAGAAGTTTGGCAGGCTCGTCTTCATCACTGAAGGCCGTCTTAATCGTTTTGCAGTTAATGATATGCATCGGCAGACAACAGACATATTTGAAGGTTCTCACAAGGAAGACTTCATCGTCCCTTGTTCGCTCAACGTACTTAACTCCATAGTCTGTGCAACCTTTGCTGTGAAGCATGGTCGTCTTAACCTCTTACTATTTAAACAAGGTGATTACATAGAACGTAACATAATCTTCTAATGTGAATAAGTTAATTAAAAAATTTAACTGACTGGAGGCCAACTATGATTACCGACAGAACATTAAAAGTCTGGCGTACACAAGCACTCATCACACAAGACGATCTAAAGAAATTCGATGCTCCTGCTGAGTTCACTAAAGAACGTCGTACTATGGCTGAGCGCATCATTCGCTTGACACAGGAAATCCAAGACATTAACTTGATGAGAGGTATAAAATGAACCTCATCGAGAAACCAACTTGGTCAATAGTCGACTCATCTAAACTCGACTGCTTCCAACGATGCAGACGTAAGTTCTTCTACGAATACATCTTGGGGTGGCGTCAAGACTTACCTGCCCATGACCTTTACTTCGGCAACTGCTGGCACATGGCTCGTGAATACCAACTCATCCACGGTTACTCTCAGTACCTCGAAGCCTTCAACGCTTTCGAAGAGGAATACCGTAAGGAATTCTCTGAAGAGACCGACGAGATCTACCGTCCCAAAGATCCATTCGCTGTTCTCATGGCACTTGAAAAGTTCAACTCTGATCGTCCTAATGACCTGGTAGATAACACGTTACTATTAACTGAAACCAGTGGCACCGTACCTATCGACTTCAAGGGTCGCAAACTCTACTACCGCATGGACTCAGTCCTGCAAAGGAACGAAGATGGAAAAATCTTCTCATGGGATCACAAGTCACGAAAGAAATCCTTTAATCGTCAATGGAGTGAATCCTTCCAACTATCTATCCAGAATGGCACATATACTCACTGCATGTACTGTATGTATCCTATTAAAGATGTTCTTGGAGTTGAATTTTGTGGCACTGCGTTTGACTATCTTGTTCGAGGATCGAAGGCTCGTGGTCAGGGCTATCAGATTGAATTCCTACGTGTCCCTGCTTTTAAACCGCCTGATCAGATGAGTTCTTGGCTATGGACAGTCAATGATCTATACTCCGAAGTCGAACGTGAGATGGATCGTCTATTCCATTGTCAAGAGGGCGACCAAGTTATGATGGCCTTTCCTATGAACGATACCAGTTGTTCTGAGTACTGGGGCTGTGTCTACCACGACTACTGTATCTCATGGTCTAATCCATTACAAAAGTGTTCCGAACCTCCACTTGGATTCCGCGAAGAACACTGGGATCCTTCCGAGAAACCTACTACTCATAAAAAGGACTTAGAGTGGGCAGTATGAAACTCGAGCGACCTGAAACTCTAAATTCAACAACCACTAAAGTCCCTACAGGTTATGGTAACCTCTACATCACCATAACTGAATACGAAGGCAAGCCATTTGAAATCTTCTGTTCCATAGGTAAAAGCGGTGCTTCCATCATGGCTAAGGCTGAGGTAACTGGACGTCTTGCATCCTTAGCCCTTCGCAATGGAGCACTTGTTGAAGATGTAATCCACCAACTATTGGACATAGCAGGAGGTGAACAACGAGCTTGGAAGAATCACTTAATCAAATCTATACCTGATGCAGTTGGACGTGTACTATCAGAAAAATACTTAAACAAAAAGGAGGTATCATGAGTAAGGTATATCTTGGTGATAGTGTCTATGCTATGAAGGAAGATGATGGTATAACTTTAACCACTGAGAATGGTCTTCCAGGTGATCCATCTAATACCATATTTCTTGAACCTGAAGTTTTAGATGCACTATTCGAATTTGATAGGAAGGAGGACTAAAGATGCCCTATGACGCGCAAGCAGAACTTGCAAAAGTCCGTGACTATTACAAAAACGATAGGTTGCAAAAGCGCTTCTCCGCACTCGTCACAGGTGAATCTGGGGCTGGTAAAACTTTCCTCCTTAGCACAGCCCGCTTTCCTATCCATATTGATTCCTTTGATGCTGGAGGAACAAAGTCTTTACGAAAGTGGATTGAACGAGGAGACATAATTGCTGACACCCAGTGGGAACGTGAAGATCCTTATGACCCTAAAGTCTTTGGTGAGTGGATGAAGACTGTAGACATTCGTCTTCAGACTGGCTACTTCAATATGTTTGGAACTTATGCACTTGACAGCGCCAGTTCATGGGGGGACGCTGTAATGAACTATCAATTAGGAAAAGCATCTCATGCAGGTGAAGCACCTAAGTGGAATCGTGACTACACACCACAGAAGACGTTCATGATTAACTATATAAAGAAGCTCATGAACCTTCCCTGTGATTTCGTCTTGACTGGCCACCTCAAGACACTCGAAGAAACTATTGGCCAGACTAAAGACGGCACAGATATCAAGCGTGTCTATTATCGTTTCTTTACAACTGGCCAGGCGATGGTTACTATCCCAATGCAGTTTGATGAACTCTATGTCATACAAGGTACCGAAACATCTTCTGGCATCGAGCGTAAGTTGCTCATAGACTCTCAAGGTAAATATGTGGCAAGGTCACGTCTTAAAGGTGATGGACAACTCAGCGACAAAGAAGAAGCTAACATCAAGAAGTTGCTCAAGAAGATCGGTCTTCCCACAGATGATAAACCCAAACTAACTTAAGGAGGTGATGCCTGGAAGTAACCGCTAAAATGATAAAGCATTACAAAGACATGGAATTTCAACAGTGGGTACGTTACCTTAACCGGCACCCAAAGTGCCAACAAACTAGGAGGATTCAACTCATGGCAATGTCAGACTATTCCGACCTCGAGAAACAGATCGTAAGTGCTCCCGAACCCAAGATGCTTCCTGTCGGCACGGAAGTCAAGGCTCGCATCATCTCCGTTCGCTCTGGAGTCAGCGACAAGAACGACTGCACCTGGTATCAGCCTGTGTTCGACGTCCCTAACGACCCCATGGTCTCGGAGTTCAACGACTTCATGTGGGAGCTGAATAAGGAAAAGCTGACCCCGAAGCAGTTTGCACGTGAGCTGTATAAGTTCAAGCAGTTCGCTACTGCATTTGGGATCGACTACAGCCGTCCCTTCTCCTGGGAAGATGACCTGCCTGGCAAGGAAGGTTGGGTTATCGTAGGTATCAAGAAGTCCGAGGAGTACGGAGATCAAAATGTAGTTAAAAAATATGTAGTGAAGAAGTAACTACCAAGTGGGGTGCGCATACTTTATCACGCACAAGTTAATTAAAAAATTTAATCGTCTGGCGCTTCAAGGAGGAAATTATGGACACAGGAAATGGAAGATTTGAAAGATTTGATATACCTAAAGAGGCTGGACAAGATGAAGCATTTGACAAAATATTTAAGCAACAGCAAAAACTATTGCAAAAACTTTATCCTAATCACGGTGGCACATTTTCTGAAGGTGAAGAACTTGAAATAAAGGGGAGCCGCTTTCGTATTTCTAAGATAATCCATAACGGGTTGAAACTTGAGTTGCTTCCTAAATAGCTGGCGTAATCAAGGAGGGCGAATGTTCATAATAGAACACACCTGCTATAGCTACTGCGAGATATGCGGCAAGGATTTAAGTGAACGCATCAAGGTGCTGGAAGATGCACTGAAACAGATATTAGAATACGGCGATAGAACTTGGAAAGAAGGCATAGCCCGTGCAGCCCTGGAGGTGAAGCATGGCTGACAACAGATACACAGGCGTAGGTTATGAGCCACCGTTTGAAACTCCATCAGACAAGGACTTTATGGCCGCTCATATCGAAGAACTTGAATCCCGCGTCCGTGAGCTTGAGGCACAATATGCTGATTCATGCTCAGAATCAGACTCTATGCTATCAGACATAAGGGAGCTTGAGGCCGAGCGGGACAGGCTGAAGGCTGAGATAGAACGACAAAAGCGTCTTGACTTGTCTGGTGAGTGTGACCGTCTCCGCTCCCGCCACGCGGCGCTGGTGGAGGCTGCAAAAGATTATGAATATCTTTTAAGTGATATTTTAACCTCTCGCAAAGTAAGCATTGGAAGTATTCAATCGCATTTTAGTGTGCATTTAGGAGTTGAAGAAATTACTAAATTTCATTCTAAACTCAAGGCCGCACTCGCGGAGGTGAAGAAATGAACCACAAAGT